GGGGGGGGGGATTCCACAAACGGTGAACATGGAGACAAAAAAAGAGACGTTTGCTCGAAAACGCAAGCAGCCGGATGAGGCAGAGGACCTGCCGCCGGCCAAGCGCCAGCGTTTAGACAAACCACAAACACGGAGGCGGAAGAAGATGCCACGCAAGAAGACACAACGAGTGGTCTTGGTAGCAGCCAAACGAGCAAAGCGGAGGGGCTGGCGCTACCGAGACGCATTGGCACTGACAAACAGGGCGAACGTACTGTCATCGATAGCAGCAGCGCGACAAGCCAACTACGCACGTGCCTCAGCCATTGTACCACCATTGTCCAAAAGACGATTGGGTGCAGTGCTGAGCGGCCGGGGTAGCTACTTCTCGGATGTTTGGAACAGATACCGAAAGTACGTACCTCGAGGGCTGGGCGCAGCCGCAGGCTGGGCCAGCGGAGCCGGTGCGGGCGCTGGTTGGCGTGCCGGTGCTGACTTCTCGAAAAAGATTCTCGGCTGGGGTGCGTACAGCGGTGACGGAGGAGACATGACAATGGCGGGGAACGTACCATCGATGCACTCCAGTGGGGAGAACGGTATCCAAGTTATGCACAAAGAACTGATCGGAACCGTGCTCAGCACAACTGGATTCGGAGTGACCAAGTATGAGATCAACCCTGGACTGTCCAACACATTCCCATGGTTGAGCGGAATAGCACGTAACTTTCAACAGTACAACATTGAAGGGATGGCCTTTGTGTACGTACCGACATGTAGCGACGCTATCAGTGCCGGTACCGTAGCCACAATGGGCACCGTCTCGATGTCAAGTGACATGAACGTTATGGCGGCAGACCCTACGAACACGGTATCGATGCTACAAAGTCAGTTTAGCGTGTCAGGCAAGCCATCAGGCGAACTCATCATGCCGATTGAGCAAGACAGGGCGTTCGGTGGCCGTGCCATTGAACACCTGCTTGTGAGAGAGGGAGATGTACCAGCCGGTACATCAAAACAATTCTACGACGACTGCGTATGCTGGGTTGCAACGGACGGTAACGGCGCAGCCGGAGTGCAACTGGGACAGTTGTACGTGACCTATGATGTCGTGCTGGTTTCACCGGCAACGATGGAACCAGGCTCAGACATCAGAACGTTCAAAGCAACACTGGCAGGAGCAGCAAGTGCAGCACCATTAGGCGCGACAGCAGCCGACATGCTGGTGAACTACGACAACATCGGAGTGGAATGGACATCAAGCCACATACTGACGTTGGACCCAGGCAACGCCGGGGTCTATAAGGCAAGCCTGATGTACTGGACCGCAGACAACAACAACCTGATTGGAGTCATGAGCGTTACGAACGCAACGAAGCTGACCCAATACAACAACAACGCTACAACTGAGTTTAAGGGCCCATGGGCGCTGAAGTCATGCGAGAATTGCTCGGAAGAGATCACGTTCCGAGTCACAGACCCGAACTTGCCAGTGACGATTACGGTGGCTGCCACAACGCTTGCGCTTGTGGGAGCTGCCGATATCAGTATCACACAGATCAACCCACTGGCGATCCCACCGTAGGCGCCATAAATAGGTAAAACAGTATTACCCTATTTATGAGCGACCCCTCGACAACGGCTCAGTGTGTTTGCAAGCAAATCATACGGACAGGAAAGGGGGAGCGGGCGCATTTTATTGCCCTCGTGTAACAGAGGTTTTTGCGCAGCTCAAATTTTATTGAAAATAACAGCAATCAAAATCAATTATCAGCATAGCGAGAGATGTCATGGACATCCCAGCGATCATGCGACAACTTCGACAAGTCAGGCGAATAGTTTGCAAAGACAAACACATGAGGATTGGCAAAGATTTTTGCACGCGAGTCATACTTGCCGGAAAAAATCATGCCATTCTTCACCGACTCAATAGCCGCATAGTTGACACCATCGGTGCCAACAGCACGGCACAAGTCGAACAGAACAATACGCTCACCATTGTACGCATGTGCTATGTCAGCAGTCTTGTTGTTGTTGACATACAAGGCCTTGCGTTCGGCACAAACCTTGCGACAGAACCAAGTCTTCCCAGCACCACCAGTGAGATCAGTATACCAGTGCACGGTGCGCTCATCAGGGACCAAGTCCATGAGGAACCAAGCACCACGCTGCCACGGATACAGATCATGTTGAGTGAAGGTGACCGGCGCAACCTGCAAGAGTTCAGCCGCAGCACGAATACCAGCATGGTACTTCAGAAACTCCTCAGGGTGATCGCGAGCAATCGCAGCAAGATCATGACCACCATCGATCTCCTCCATGACAGAACCGAGCTTACCCCCAGGACGAGACATCGTACCTTCATCGGCCAACAGACGATGATCCTTGTTGCAGTACACCTTGCATTGAGAGGCGGAACCCCGACGAGCCTCAATGTGACCACGAGGGAAGTGCGACTTCAGGTATCGGAACGAGACCTGATGATCGAACTCCAACAAGAAATGACAATGCTTCACATGAGTGTGAGTGCCAACATGAACACCAAAGACAAGGTACTTCGGGTGCATGCCACGCGCCACAGCCAGAGCAACAATGATCTGAGCTTCAGCGGCATCATCCGAAAGACCCTTGAACTCGAGCGTGATGAACGCATTCCGCATGCGCTTCTTCAACAGCTCAGCACCAACCTTCATCTCTTCCGGATCCGGAAGAACCGCAGCATCATCGAAAGCCATGTCGGCGACAGCAGGCAATGGCTGAGGATCAGGTTCAGGTTGATGATCAGGCCAACCGGCCTCATCAGACCAATCAAGATGCTCAGGGGCCACAGCGACAGCCGCAACATGGAGAGCTGGGGCGCCAGCCCCAGCGGCACCATGTTCGGCGGGAGCGGCCACGTTGGCCACACCAGCATCATTCTCAATACCACGACCATTCAAAGGAACCGCCATGTTGACTCCAATAACCGAAGGTTATGAGATTGAGTAAACCCCGGACACGGGGTGGCTCTAACCGACAGCCAAGACCCGAAGGCCCCACCATGACTGAGGATACCATGCAAAAATGGTGTCCGACTCAGACCAACATGGATACCAAGTGAGAGTAAGAGACCTCTGAGTGAAAGCTCTGAGTTCTCTTCCTAGAACCTATATACCACCATAAAGCTCACATCCAAAACCTCTGAGCAAACATGGTGGAACCTATGAGTTAGAGTTATGGTTGACCAAGGAGAGCATAAGGAGAAGGAGTAGGGTTAGGCCTTAGGGATAGGGACTAGCCGCGCAGCGATGGCCCCCCCCGCGCAGCGGGGGGCGGGGGGGGGGATTCCACAAACGGTGAACATGGAGACAAAAAAAGAGACGTTTGCT